TTAATTACTTTTTGTAACCATTCTTTTTTCCAAGAACCATATCCTTTAAAATATTTATTAAAATCTCCTTCAGCAATTTTATATGACCATTTTACAATTTTTCCATTTTGTATTTTTGCCATAATTGGAGTATTTAAAATATAAATTTTGTCAGACAATTCTGGTAAATATTTTTTAAAAAATCCAATTAATAATCCTGCAATATGCGCTCCATCTGAATCTCTATCTGAAGTAATAATAATTTTTTCTAAATCATTTTCAATATTTTTTATGATTTTAAATAATTCAGATAATTCTTTATTTGAACTTAATTTTTGTGGAGTTACTTCCCAAGCATTTAATGGTACTCCTTTCAATTCATAATAACAATTTTCTTTTCTTCCTAAAATAGGCTGAATAGAACCATTTGCTGAAGATCCTTCTGTAATAAATAAATATTTATTTTTTCTAATTGCGGAATAAAATTTATCACTTTTAATTTTCTTTTCTTTTTTAGATAATTTTTTTAATTCTGCATTTTGTTTTGCTTTTTCTTTTAAATTAAAATATTCAGTAATTGATAACATTAAATCTTCATCTTTTAATAATTGTCTGGTAATTTTATCCCAATTTACATTTTTAAAAAATTCTTCTAAATCTTTATTTGAATTTGTTACTTTAATTTTTTCTTGAGAAGAAAATTCTAAATTTGGAAAAAATCTCATAATTAACAAAATTTTCATTTTATTTTTAATATCACCAGGTTTTATACTTGGAAATTTTTTAATTAATTTTTCTCTAATTTTAGGAATAATTTTATTCATTACAAAATCAACAGGAGATCCTCCATCTCTTACATAAAGACCATTAACAATTAAACATTGAGAAAAATCATCAGTTTCATTATGTTTTATTTCAATATACAAGTTTTCTTTTTGAATATTTCCATATTTCAAATTGAGCTCCTTTAATAAAATTATAATAAAAAATAATTTAAATGTTAATCTTTTATAGTAAGAATACAATTATTTGAAGATATTTCCAAAGAACATATTAAAATTTTATTGGAAGTTTTATGCTCTAATATTATTTCATCAATTATTATTTTATCATTTGTTAAATTTATTTTTGCATTTGTAATATAAAATGTAAAATCAAATTTATATTCATTAAGATTAATATTATTTTTATTATTTATTTTTAAATTAAAATTTTTTCCTAAAAAATTTATAATATTTTTATTAAAATTGATTTTCATATTTATTCCTTTTGATTTTTTACAATAAAATTATAATAAAAAATAAAATAAATGTCAATAGAAAAATTAAATTTTTTCTAATTTATAAATTTTATTATTAATTTTAAAAATTTTTTCTGAAGATAAATTATTGATTTTATATTTTTCTTTTAATAAATTAAAAAAATAAATTGCATCATAAAAATTATCAAATTTTTTTAATTTTTTATTATTTTCAAAAATTATATACATTTAAATATTCCTTTTCTCTTGACTTTTTAAAAATTCAATAATATGTTTTTTTGAATATCTAACAATTTTTCCAAATTTATAATGATTAATTTTACCTTCCCATCTCCATTTTTTTAAAGTATTTAAATGAATATTTAATAATTCTGCAACTTCTTTTTCAGTTAATAAAGAATTAAAATTCATTTTTTCAATTCTGTCTATCATATTTTATCCTTTAAAGTAAATCTTCAATATTATTTCTTACGAATCCATCTGCATTCATATTTTGCGAATGTAAAGTTAAATAAATATTATCATTATATTTTTCAACTATTTTTTTAAGTTGTTCTTCTTCATTTTTGAATTGTTTTATTTTATTTTTTGCTCCAGTAAAAGCAAATGTTGTTAAAAATGTAAATCCGCCTTTTAAATTTTCTTTTTCATTAAAATTATATTTAGGTTTCAAAAATATAACATCATCGTTAATATTTACATTTGATTTTAGTTTATTAAATAAAATAATTTGATAATTATCTTTATCAATTTTTTTGCATTCTTTAACCGTATAAGTTCTATTATGAATTTCAAACATATCAAATTTTTTAAAACATTTATTAGTAAAAATTATATTAGATTTTTGTTTTCCATTTTTTGATAAATAATTATTTTTATTAATTACTTTATAATTATTTTTTACTCTATAAGGTTTAAATTTTTTCCAGTGAGTTAAAAATAAATGAACTCCTTCCGATTTCATTTCATCTTTAATTTTTCCATAATAACCTGCAAAATTAGGTTTCATTAATACTCTTTTTTGAATCTCTAAAAATATTTTTGCCAATTCATCTGACATTTTATTATTTTCAATATCTCTTAATAATATACTTGTAACATATTCATCTTTTAAATATTCATTTTTCATATATTATTCCTTTAATAAAATTTTTTATACAAATTTTAAGTTCCAATCAACTATAATAAATTCTACATCAAATGCTTGTAATGAATTATTTTCATAATCATTTACCCATTTAGGTAAAGTTTTAGGAAATATTGTAAAATCTGAAATTAATTGGTCATCACCATTATAATCATATCTATTTAAAGAAAATGAAATACTATAATTATGTAAATTTGTTGGCTTTATACCTACAAATCTTGTAATTCCAGCTAATTTTGCCCATTTATGAAAAAATTTATAAATATTTCCTTGTTGATTATCAATAAAAGTAATTGAACCATTTGTAGGTTTTTTCCAACCTCTTGGGTATTCTACATTAAAAAATGAAAAATAATCTATTGATCCTACTTCAATATTACCTTCTTCAAAATCTACTGATTTTACTAAAAATCTCTTTTTTTCAGCATCAGTATATATCAAATAATTTTCCAAAGATTGAACTTGACTGCCGAATCCTAAAATTTCAACATAAAATCTTGAAGAAGATGATGGTATAAATCCTTTAGGCTTAAATTTTTTAAAAGATACTTTATTTATTTTTTTCTTCTTTTTTTTATCCATTTAATTTCCTCAATTAAATTATATCAAAAATTTTTAAAAAATGTAAAAAAAGAAAGAAGAAAATTACCAAGCATCTTGCCCGTTTTTCATTCCTTCTTCAAACATTGAATAAATAAATGTAAATTTATATTTAAATGCAGCAGCTTCTTGACCTAAAGTTGCTTCAGGTTCAACTTTTGCAATTGCATCATAAAAAATCCATTGTTTAGTTTCTTCACCTTCATTGTCAGCTAATTTAACTACAATTTTAAATCTAACATCTTGATCTTTTTTCATATAATTTCCATCTGCTGCCATTGTAGCATCATTTACTTTTCCAGTTGAACTAACACCTTTTGCCCAAATTCTTCTAATTTCTCTTGCAAGTTGCCCAACTTTTCCAGTAACATCTTCATATGCAGAAAATGAAATTTCACCATTCTTTTTAGTTCTTCCATAATATGTAAATGTAAACCCACCTACATTAACTTCAATTGTTTCATCTTCATTTGCAGGCGGAACGCCTTCAATTTCTTCAGTTCTAAATTCAATAGCTGCATCTTTTAAATGATTTAATTTTCCTTTTTCTACAGAAACTTCAATAATCCAGTTATGACTTGATTGAACCACTCCAATATTTTTTCTAAATTCTTGAAATTTTCTTGGAAATGCCATTTTTATCCTTTATATAATTTTTTATTTTAATAAAAAGCAAAAACGGTAATTATACCGTAATTGCTAAACTTCTATTAAATACTGCTAATGTAACTTTAATTTCATTAATATCCATAGTAGGTTTAATTCCTAAGAATATTGGAAGTCTTCTATTATCAATATCAAAATCTGTTGGATTTACAACACATTGAAATTCATAAACACCTTCTTTAGCTTGAATTTCATTACTCATAAAGCTATCAATTGTTGCTTTAATTCTATTCCAAGTTGCAGGATCATTATAATTGAATAATTCATATTTTAAGTAACTTTCAAGTCCATATCTAATTGCCATTAATAAAAATGCAACTGATCTTAATTGTAATGGACTAGGTTTTGCATACATAGTTCTATTACCCCAAATGATTAATCCTTGTCCTTCTTTATAAATAATTGGATTAATTCTTGAATCTACAATTAAATCTAATTCACCATCACTAAATTGATGTTTTAATTCTAATCCAAGAACTCTTCCTCTAACTAATCCTGCTGCAGGTGTAAATAATGTATAATTTCTATGTACATAGTTTTGTGTAATTGCACCATAAATACTTGGTGCAGTCCAAACATATTCTTTATTATATGGGTCATATTGTTTTACCCAACCTGTAAATAAAGATCCAAGGTGTGAATTAATCATTAATTTTTCAGCATAATCTCTTACTGCATCAAGTGGATTTGCACTTTCTTCAGCAGCAGGATCCATACTCCAATAACAATGTGTATTATTTTCACCTTGTGACATTGCAACTCTTAACATTTCTTGTGCAAATGCTGGAACTGTATATCCCCCATCTACTAATAATTGAACTGGTGTTTTATTATTATTTCCTAAAGTTCTTAAAGCAAAAATCATATTTGCTAAACTTACTGGAGAACCATTATCAGCACCAAACATAAAATTTACACCAGCATCTAAAACTTTACCAATTTTATCTCCAATTGCTAATTCATCATTAATATGTTCACCAATTAACGGATAATCTAAAATTGTATAAGGGAAATATTGTTTTCCTTCTAAAATATGATTATCAATATCAGTTATTTTATTGAATTTGTAGATTTTCCAACCTTTTTCTTCAGCATCATCATATTCATAATCTCTTTGAATTGGTCTATCTACAAATATTTGATTATTGTCGGTATCAATATTTTCTATTGTATATTCTTCATAATAATCACTTCCATAAATTTGTTCTTCAGTTGCATAATTTGGTAATAATTTAATTGTATCACCAATATTTAAATTTCCTAAATCTGTTACAAAAATTTCAATATCACCTACAAATAAATCTTCTTTAGTTTCAATAACATTTCCATCACTATCTAATGCAGGTTTAAAAATTTTTTCTTCTTTTCTTCTCCAAATTGCATAATCAGTTGTTCTTGGATTTA